ATGCGTCGTTTTGGCTCAACAGTGGATTTTTTATCAATGTCTTTTAAACCAGATTATTCTGGTTTAATTGGGGGATATACACCTGTTGACTTTGTTGATTTCTTGCGATTTGTTTTTGAGCAATCTGGCTTAAAGGGTGTTTCTTTTTCTCCTCGAGCGGCTGGTTTGTTTTCGTATCGCAATTCTTGTAATGTTTTACGTCCTTCTCAAATATCTGATGATTCTTTAGTTCAATCGGGGTTGATTGCTTATACTCCTTTCAATGAATCATTACGGACTTCTGGTGTTTTTTTCTCACTTTCTTCGATGGGTTGTATTGGTGTTAATTTTCCTAAATTGATTTCATTACTTTCGCCTTTTCATGAGGTTTCTAATACAACTCGTCTTGATCTAGCAGTAGATTATTTTGATGGTTTAGTGACTGTTGAAATGGTTCAGGATTTATATTTTTCAGGGGCTTTTTTTACTCGTGGTGTTTCTCCACGTTGTTCTGATATTTCTCCTAAACGTGTTAATGTTTCTGGGGATATTTCTAAAGTATCTGGTTATACTTTTTATGTGGGGAAACCTGGTGGTGCTAAATTATGTCGTATTTATGAAAAAGGTTTGCAATTAGCTGCTGCTGAATTAGATAGTCCTTATCCAGATTGGACCCGTCTTGAAATTGAGTTTCGCTCTTCGGGTTGTACTATTCCACTTGATTGGCATAAAGATTTTGATGCTTTTTTAGTGGGTGCTTATCCTAAATTATTTGAACAATTACCTTCACCTTCTCATCTTAAAAACTACACTCAACTTCGTACTGTTTTAAAACAGGATTTTTCCTCTCCTGCTTTTCAATGTTCACTTACGCATTTAATTCATTATTGCAAAGTTTCTTATGGTGCTTTGTTTAATGTATTGAAACATAAACTTGGTTATTCTGACGAAAATATCGTTAATTTTTTCTTACCTGATGATGAGTCAAAAATTCCTGCTCGTCTTTCTTTACCTCAAGTTTTATCCGATTTTTCAGATAACCAATTGCTTTTTTCTCATTAACTTAATAGGTGCTTTTTTATGGAAACTAAGTTCGTTCATTTTGTTTCTCATGGTGTATTAGAAAATGGTAAACATTACGCTAATTTGCAATGTTCAGATATAAAACCTTCTAAACTTGCTTCTGATAATCGTGAAGGTCGTCAAGCTGTTAATATCAAATGTATTAAAGAAGTTTCTGATGCTTTGGTTTATTCTAAGGCTTTACCTTGTTTAGTTCATCTTGAATTTGAAAATATGGCAACTTCTAAAGGGACTGTTTCGGTTGCGGTTGCTGCGGTGGTTATTCCTTCTCCACCCGATAAATCATTTCAATCTTATCTTGATAGTTTAGTTTCTTCTGTTAATTCTAAGGATTCAAAACCTTCTAATTCAGTTGTTCCTCCGTCTTCTTCTCCGTCTTTATCGTCTGCTCCTCCCTTACCACCATTGCCTTCTCGTACTTAGTTGTGATTCTTTGGTGTTTTCGTACTTATAACATTATAAGTACGAATTTTTAAGATTAGATTTGGGGATTAATATTATGTTTTTTTATACTGCATTTCTTTATCAACTAATATTTTTTGTTTTACCAATTTTATGAAATATTTAAAATACATATTTTCTTTAATATTGATGTTGTGTGCTCAACAGATATTTGCAGCACTTCCTAAGTGTTCAGACTTAGTATCAAAATGTAATAGTGAGAGGCTTAATAGTTCTTGTATTTATGGAGGAGCAGCGCCGAATTGTGTAGCTAATGCTTCATGGACTTCTGGGCAGTGTCATGCTGAGAGTGGTTGGGTACAATTATGTACGGCTGCTTATCCAAATGGTCCTTTTATTTGTTCTGGTCCTTATGCACATAATTATGGAGATTGTGATCCTGCTTTACCTCCACCTCCACCTCCACCGCCTTCTTCTGGTGGTTCGGGATCGGGTACAACGGGTTCAGGTACAACTTCCACGTCGGGAGGTCGTTCTTGTAATGATTTGATGCTTGCTTGTGATGCTAAGGTGAAAGAGGCTGAGAAATCTGGTTCTCTTCGTTTAATGAAATGTGAGCAACGTTCTACGCCTTCGGATTGTCCGAATTGTCCTAAGGATTCTTTAGGATATTCAGATGGTGTTACTTCGATGGTTTGTCTTGCAGATAGTTCAGGGACTGGTGCAGATGCTCGTTGTATGGCTTGTCCGAATGGTGGTAGTGCTTCCGATTATGTTTATGGTAATGGAACTTCATTGCCCGATTTTACACCTGTTACTGATTTATCTAAGCGTCAAAAGGAATGTACTGATAAGGGTGGGGCTTGGTCTTCTGATGGTACGACTTGGACTTGTACGACAACAACTGGCTCAACTTCTTATGATGCAGAGGGGAAAGTTATAACTCCTCAACAAGTTGAACTTAATTGTGGTGGTGATACAGGGATTTCTTGTGAATCTACTCAATTAAAACTTTTGGATTCTTTAGGAGATATTAATAAAAATATTAAAGATTTTGTTACTTTGCCTGCTAATGAGGTTGATTGTTCTGTTGGTACGCAATGTTATAAAGATAAAGAAGCATCTTTATTAAAATCAATTCAAGAAAAAACAGGAAAGATTCCTACTAATATTTTAAATATGAAAGATTTAATAATGGGTTCTTATTTACAACCATTTGTTAATGATAAAACTTCTGGAACTTGTAACGCTAATAGTTTTGAACCTATTACACTTTCTTTTAAATCAATTGGTGGTACGGAAGTTACTTATGTTCAACCTTTGCCTGGTGATTTTCTTTGTAAATTGTTTGCAATCGTTCGTATTTTTTTGGTAACGGGTGCGATTATAGCTGGTTTAAAAATGATTATATTTGGTTTTATTAAAGCAACTTAGGGTATTTATTTATGTGGGTTCTTTTACAACGTTTTGCTTCTTGGTTAGGTCCTGTTTTAGCTCCTATTGTTATTACTATTTTTTTTAATATTTTAGTTGGGTTTGGTTTTGCTGCTATTACTTTTACTGGTGTAACACTTTTGATAGAAGAAATTTATACAATGATTGATACAATGTTATCAGGCTTAATTCCTTTAAATTCTAAAAAAATAGTTGAGGCTGCGGGTTTATTTTTGGCATTAAAAATTTATCTTTATGCTTTGGGTACTCGTTTAAGTATTGTTTTGTCATTTATGGTTTATGGTTGGTCTCAAAATTTATTAAAGGGTCCTATTGGTTTTTTTAAGTAGTTTAGTTTGTTTATTTTATTGGATTCGGAATTCAATTTATTTTAAATTAGCGGTTTCCGTATTTTATTTATGGTTTATTTATCTGGTATTCAATTTATTTTAAATCAAAAGGGAACTACTAGAAAACTCAAATTCAATTTATTTTAAATCAAAAGGGAACTACTAGAAAACTCAAATTCAATTTATTTTAAATTAAAAGGGAACTACTAAAAATATTATTAGTAATTATTGAGAAATGTTCTGCGTGCGTTCAAAGGTGTTGTGTGTGGGAGAGTGAGAAAATGAGTAATTCTGTTCAATTAAAGTTATCAGCTAAACAATTAATTTCACTACTAAATAAGATTAAAAAGAATAAAATAAATATATAAGAATGTTTTTTTTCCCCTAATTTTTTATAAAACAAAAAACATAAAGCGCAACGAAGTTGCAAGAGTTCATTAGCGTTTTATAAAAAATTCGTCAAGCGGCTCTTTCATCGCGCGACAGACATCCTAAATGCCGTCCGCTAAAGGACGTTAAAACATAACTTCCTTTAAAAAAAAGAAAGCGTTATGTAACTAAATTAAAAGGTGAGGATTAATAACAAATGGCGGTGATATTAATAACAGGTGTACCTGGTTCAGGCAAATCGTTATATGCGTTGAAACTAGTACAAGAAATGGCAAAGAAAGGTCTTGAGAGTGGACAAGAACCACGTCCAGTTACTTTCTATAATTATGATGGTATCGATCAAGATAAATTTACTTTAAAAACGCGTATTCCTTGTTATATTGGAAATATTGAACTCTTAAAGAATGATAAAGTAGTAGAAGAATTTACTAATCCGCATGACATTATTGTTATTGATGAGTGTCAAAAGTTTTGGAGACAACGGCAAGCAGGAACATTTGTTCCAAAGTTTGTGCAAAGTTTAGAAGAACATCGCCATCATGGTGTTGATATTTTCTTTATTACACAAGACCCGATGTTGATTGATGTCAATATTAGAAGAATGGCTGAACGTTTTATAGCAATTAATCGACCTTTTGGATTTAATTATTGTCGTATTTTTGAATATGCTAGTTATCAACGTGACCCGTTTAATCCTTTTATTGCTAAAGGTGCTAATAGTACAACTAATTGGAAGTATGATAAAAGTTTATATGAACTCTATAAATCTGCTCAAGTTCATACGGTAAAAAGTCGTATTCCAAAGAATTTAATTTATTTAGGGTTAGGCATTGCATTTGTGGCTTACATGGCTTGGTCGGGAGTTAAAAGCTTGGGATCGATTGGTTCGGGTGCTCAAGCATCAATTGCTAAAACAGTTGTTCCTGCTGCACAAGCTGCACCTATGCCAGTTAATTATGCACCTCCTCCTCAAGCGGGCGCATTACCTAATTTTGGTGCATCGGTTAAACCGCCTGAACCGCCTAAAGAAGAAAAGAAAGAACCTAAGCCTTTTCCAGAAGAAATTGATTATAGAAAACTTAAATTAGTGGGTTTAATGCTTTTGGGTTCTTCTAAAAATGCTTTCTTTCTTTATGACGGTGTTCGATATGATTCTGATTACTTAGTTTCATATGGACATGAAATTGAATATTTGAATGGTCGTACTATTAAGTTGAATGGTCGTACTTTAGGATTTGTTTCACCACTTGATCCAGCCATTGCAAGAAATAGTATTGATTATGATAAACCGAATCCGCTTAGTTTGCTTCCAACTGCGCCGTCCGTGCCTTCATTGGCACAAATGACTGCAGGCGAAGAAGCGGCTAAAAAGATAGCAGCTAGCGCATCTACGACAACACGCTAACCGCTTTTTACTCACAACCTTTAACTTAATTATGAGGTACTTCATTATGAGCGCATTAGCTCCAACTGTCATTGTCGATGGTGTTCAAATCGTTCCCGATAATGGCATTCAACAAAAACAATCCTTTTTGCAACGCACTAAACAACGTGCAAGCAATGGCTACTTAAAGTTTGGTCTTGGTGTTTCGGCTTTACTCGGTAGTGCTGCTTCTTATGCTGCTGCTGTTGCTCCAAAGATGCCTACTCTTCCTGTTCCAGACCTGAGTTCTGTTTCTGATTATATTGCGGCACAATTTACCCCTGTTGTCAATATTGGCTTAGCGGTTTTGGGCTTGATGGTTGTGATGGCATTGTTACGTTGGGCACGCGGTATTATTGCGTAATTTAACTTAACTGATAGGGTGGTTTCGACTGCCCTATCTTATAACGTTATAAGATAGAAACCATTTTAACGATATGTAAATTAACATAATTGGCATAATTAATAATTGTACCAGATTTATATTATGGTTAATACATATTTCATTCAAAAAGTCAAGAAATATTATTTTTATGCCAATCCTTAAAATTCCTCTGCTTTTAATATTAATATTCACTTCTCAATCAATTTGGGCGGCGTTATGTCTTAATGTCTACGATAATTACTTTCAAAGTATTGGAGTTTCTTCACAACCATATCCTAATTGTACTTATAGCAATACTGCTATTCTTTCTATGACTGAGATTGCTAATTTATCCGCTCCTGTTACTGCATTACGAACTCAAATTGCTACACTTCAATCTGAGAAGACTGCATTACAAACTCAAGTTGCTACGCTTCAATCATCTAGTACTCCATTACAAAATCAAATTGCTACACTTCAATCTGAGAAGACTGCATTACAAACCCAAGTTGCTACTCTTCAATCGGAGAAAATTGCATTACAAACTCAAACTAATAATCAATGCCCTACTAATACATCTTCATCAAATCAACAATCGGTTATTTGTCCATCAATTTGGAGTTTCTCTGGTTCTTATGAAGATGCTCGACAATTGGGCAATGTTATTTTGGGATTATTTGCGATTGTTTTTATCGTCATTTCTATTAAGAAGTTTTTCTTATGAGCTTAACTAATTTTTTTAATTGTGATCAAATTCGAAATACAGTTTCTGGGACTGAATGTCAGTTAATGGTTGGTTTTTTAACTTCTTCATTGGGTTATCCTCAAGTTCCTACTGCTTGCGTGTATCCTCAACCAGAATGGTGCACTGATTATAGTACAGCTGTTTCTAATCCTGGTTATACTTATTATTGTAACCCTGATTTGTTTAATCACTGGCAACCAACATGGGAAACTTGCGCTGAGGTTTCTGGCTCTCAATGTCGTTTTGAGAAAACTGTATTAGATGCTAAATATGCTTCGGGGACATATTGTCCTTATGGTAATGATTCAAAGGGTCAAGTTGAACCCACTTATATTATTGGGATTGGTCTTTTATTGTGGGCGATATATGCCATGATGTTTTTTGGTAATTCTCGTCGATAAAATAAAGGCTATCAGAAAATTAGATAGCCTTTCGTTTTTAAAGACATTCTTTAGCGATGTCTAATTGCTTTTCTACAACACTTGTTAGTTTAATTATTTGCCTGCTTTTTTCCACGATTTTCTCGTAATCATGATTTCTTTCCTCTTGAGTTAATTCAATCTCATCTTTTAACCCATCTATTATTACAAAAATGCTGTTAACTGCGCATTTTATTTCTGCGATTGCTTTCATGTTTTCTCCTAGTTGGTTAGTACAAAAATACTCATTAAAACTGCAAATTGTGCTGGATAATAGGCATACCAAAATAAACTTGGTAACTTTGGTATAATTCTTTTCATTTTAAAACGTTTTTGTATTTTAAAAATGATGGCGGGCGGTAATATACTTGCTAACATTATATAATGTAATGATATTTCAAATACTCCAAATACGATTGCCATAATCCAGAACAACCACCATTTTATTGGCTTGGTTTTATTATAAATTGAGAATAAATACATTGCCCAAATTGCTGTTGCGCCATATTCAAATTGAAATATAATTGCGCAATACATAAATGCAATAATTATTGGCATCTTATATTTTGGATATTTTTTAATTATGCTAAGACATATTATTCCCCATGCTAATGTAAATAGTATATTAAGTTGTCCAGTCCAAAGTCTTTCATCAATAATTGCGAATATAATGAGAATTATTTGTGTAATAATTGCCCATTTTAATAATTTACTAATATATTGGTTAGTTTCTTTAGTTTGTTGCCATCCAAGTACAGGAAAATACACAAACATTTGCCAAAAAATATGTCCGACAATTCTTATCCAAATTTCGTTTGGAAAAAATAACCAGCCTATGTGGTCTACAATCATTAAAAAATAAATTAAGTGTTTCATTTTGTTTCCTTGTATCCTTTCCAAATTATTGCTATGTTTATAATAGCAAATATTATTACATATATTATGTTTTCTTCTGACAT